TATAGACCTGATGGTATTATTGAAGGTAATACACTTCAAAAATTAGTTACTACACCCATACCACCAGCTGACCATGACTATCCATTCAAAGGGTTACAAGATAGATTGCACGGGATTAGATACCAGGAACTTACAACGATTACTTCAGGATCTGGCCAAGGAAAGTCCACATTCTGCCGTCAACTTGCAGTTAACTTACTTACCAAAGGAGTGCGGGTTGGGTACCTGGCACTTGAAGAGTCAAATAGACGAACCGCACTTGGATTAATGTCCACAGCTGTGGGTAAAGCACTACACATAGGAGAACATGATCAAAAAGACCTCGAAAAGTATTTTTGTGATACCCTTGCTAATTGGAATCTCTACTTGTTTGATGGCTTTGGTTCTTTTGACCCAGACATTATTTACAATAGGATCGAATACCTTGCCAGTGGATTGGAGTGTCGTGTTATATTTTTAGATCACCTTAGTATATTACTGAGTGGATTGGATGGGGATGAAAGACGAACTATCGATCAAACAATGACCAGGTTAAGAAGCTTAGTTGAACGTACAGGTATAGCTTTATTTCTGGTGTCACATTTAAGGAAAGCATCAAATGATAGGACTTCGCACGAAGAGGGAGGCAAAGTGTCCCTTAGTCAGCTCAGAGGATCTGCGGGAATTGCTCAATTATCAGATCAAGTTATCGGTATCGAGCGAAACCAACAAAGTGAAACTGAACGAGACATTGCGACTCTTAGAATTATTAAGAACCGTTATAGTGGTGAGACTGGCTTCGCTGGAAAGATAAAATTTAATTTAGAAACTTCACGATTCACTGATTATGAAACTACAGAATCATCAGTTTTCAACCCAACCACGGATTTTTGATGGTGGGTATGAGCATCCATGGTATAAGCATTTAGATAAAGAATTGAATAAACCTAACCCACCTACAGAAGAAGCAATTGAAAAAGCCAAGTTCGTTGACCGTACCTACCACTGGAACAGTGGGAATGGCCGTGTTCGATCTGGAAACAAACGGTCTTCTTAAAGATGCCACAAGAATACATTGCCTCTCAATCTACTGGGAAGAAGATAAAAGAGTTGAAACCTTTAACGATGAAAGATATTCGGAATCCCCAAAAGATTTTCCGATGGCTAACAACTCGATCACGACGGGGCTCGGGTATCTCGAAGTTGCTGATATTTTGGTCGGTCACAATATTATCGGCTTTGACATACCTATTATTAAAAGTATTTACCCTTGGTTTTCTCCTCGCGGTACTATTATTGATACCCTTTTGTTATCTCGTTTATATCATCCGAATTTACTCGATATAGATAAAAAACACAATTGGAATCATATGCCATTACAATTATATGGCCGTCATTCTCTTGAGTCATATGGCTACAGACTAAACGAATACAAAGGAAACTTTGGTAAAACAACTGATTGGTCTGAGTGGTCTCAAGAAATGCAAGATTATTGTGTACAAGATGTTGCAGTCACCACCAAATTATGCAAGCATTTCGAAAAATACCTGAATGGATCACGTTAGAACATCAGGTCGCACAAATACTAACTGAACAGGAGCAACATGGATGGTATTTTAATGAACTCGCTGCACGGGAACTTGAATCGTCTCTCAGACGAGAATATGAAGAAACTAGTAGGTTACTTCGAAACAGGTACCCTTTCGTTAGCGGATCAGTATTTACTCCTAAACGAGATAATAGGTCCAAAGGCTATGTTGCTGGAGCTCCATTCACCAAACTAAAGGACTTAAACCCTACCTCTAGGGATCATATAGCATGGATACTTTCCACACATTACCATTGGCAACCATCCTCACTGACGAATTCAGGGAAGGCGGTTATAGACGAGACCGTATTGAAAGATATTGGAACGGATATAGCTCTTCAGTTTCTGACACTACTGGATCTGACAAAAAAGCTTGGGATGATATCAGAAGGCGTGAACGCATGGCAGAAGCTTGTTACGAAATCTAGGATACATCACCATTGTTCCGTTGCTACAGCTACATTTCGAGTAGCTCATCGAACTCCAAATTTAGGACAGGTACCTTCAGATGAACGATTTAGACAATTATTTACGGCAACTCCAGGTAAGATACTGGTCGGTGCCGATCTTAGCGGTATTGAGCTCAGGATGCTCGCACATTATCTCGCCAGATATGATAAAGGAAGGTATGGAAAGATCCTTATTGAAGGAGACATTCACCAAACCAACGCAGATAAAGTTGGAGTTACCAGAAAGCAAATCAAAACTATTTCCTACGCCTTCCTCTACGGGGCTGGAGATGCCAAACTAGGTCATAGCTATGACAAGCAATTACCTGATGGGGAGGCTGTTAAGAAAGGTAGAGAGATCAGAAAAGCATATGTTGATGCGATTCCAGGTCTTAAAGAATTACTTACAGCTGTTAAGAAGGCGAGTGAGAGAGGGTATGTTTTAGGATTAGATAAAAGACGTATACTCGTTGATAAGCCACATAAGTCCTTAAACTATTTGCTTCAGGGATCCGCAGCGGTCTTAGCGAAGCGTTGGATGTTACTTGCTTATGAACATTTACCAAAATCTGCTCACCAACTTGCATTCGTTCATGATGAACTACAATATGAATGTAACGAAGAAGACAAGGAAGACCTTAAGTTTTTACTTGAGCTTACAGCTAAACAAGCTGGTGAGTATTACAAAACAAGATGCCCTATAGCTGCTGAGTCACAATCAGGAGTTAATTGGGCAGAAGTACATTAATTTATGAAAATCTTATGCGATGCAGACTTTATTGTCTATAAATCGTGTGCCGCCGCTGAAACTGAAATAGATTGGAGTGACGATACTATACTCGTTACCAGTCGTTTCAGTGATGCATATGCCGCCACCCGACGTGAGCTTGCCAAGCTTGAAACAAAATTTGGCTCAGATGCTACTCTGATTTTATTCTTTTCAGATAGCGTGAACTTTAGGAAAAAAATTTTCCCAGAATACAAAGGTCATCGGAATAGGAAGAAGCCTTGTGGGTATAAAAGAGTAATTAATAAACTTAAGACTGAGTTTAAAGTAATTATTGTACCTACATTAGAAGCTGATGATTCGATGGGTATATATGCTACCAAACATCCTGGTAATATTATTGTATCCCCAGATAAAGATTTAAAACAAATCCCAGGTACTTTATACAATTTCGATGAAACATTCACAGTCACAGAAACTGAAGGTGCTAAGTGGCATCTTATCCAAAGTATGGCAGGGGATCAAACAGATGGTTATGCGGGAGTCCCAGGAATCGGAGTCAAACGTGCAACCACTTTATTTGAAGAACACGGTTACTCATGGAAGACAGTTCTCAAGGTTTTCGCTGAAAAAGAACTGACAGAAGAAACTGCCCTTGTAAACGCTAGATTAGCTAGAATATTAACAGCAAAGGATTATGACTTCAAAAACAAGAAACCCAAACTCTGGACCCCCTCCTCCAATTACAAAATTAACAGTGGAGCAGGACTTCAAGCTAAGAAAACTTGAAATTTCAGTAGCTAGACCTGAAACTGAGAAAAAAGATATAGCAACAATACTATTAGCATTACAAAGACAGAACTTTGCTTTAGCTAATTCCATCACTAATTTACTTGAAAAATGGCCAAAGGACCAAGCTACTACCAACGAGGATCTTCCGATGTTTGGGATTTTATTAGAGACCAAGGATTAAATTTCCATCTTGGTAATGCTATCAAGTATATCTGCAGAGCAGGTTATAAGGATAGCAAGATACATGATTTAGAAAAAGCAATTCACTACTTAGAAAACGAACTCACCCATGAAAAAGACCTTTATTTCCGATCAAGCCAAGGAATTCCGTACAAAATACAACATTCAGAACTCTCCGAATTTAAAGAAGAGATCATATCAGAAGAATCTGATCGTCGAGGAATTTAAAGAGTTCTTAGAATCTGAAGGGTTTCTATTTAGGCATGGTAAGAATTTCCAAGAGGAGGCGTTAAAAGAATTAGCTGATTTAATTTATGTATGCTACCAGTATGCTGAGAATATGGGATGGTTACTAGATGAAGCTCTTAATAGAGTACATCTAAGTAACATGTCAAAATTAGATAAAGAAGGTAAGCCAATATATAGAGACGATGGAAAGGTATTAAAAGGACCAAACTATACACCACCAAATTTAACTGACTTAGTATAATGAAAGCAGAACTTATCTCCCGCACTGGTCGGGTCCAATCATGGTTGGATAACCCAGAATCAAGACTCCCAGTAAGCTGTACTGTTTTTGTCGTAGAAGACTCTATGGAAGGGGAAAATGGCATCGAAGCAAGCTGGAGATTCGTATCTCATGCACTCCGACATGGAGCGGGAGTTGCAGTACATTTATCAAAGCTCCGAGCCAGAGGAAGTGAAAACGGCAAAGGTCTTACAGCTTCTGGCCCAGTATCATTCGCAAAAATCTATTCAACATTAAATGAAAC